CTTGTCGATGCTTTCATTACTGCATCAGGGTCTAATGGTATTCAGGGTTTAGTAGATAAGATTGATTCTATTGCTGGTGCAATCGCAGGTGCTATAAATGAGTTTCAAGAGTTTGCTTTCATTACTGCCTACACTTTTAATCCTAAGAATCTGTTTAAGGGTTCAGAGGGTTTTAAGAAGGCTCTACAAGATTTTCAGATGCGTCAGCAATATCAAGGAACTGCTGGATTTGATGCAGGCAATAATTCAGTCACAGGATTCCAGCGAGATAATGCCGCACGGATTAAAGCTGAGAAGGATGCCAAGGCTCGCGCTCTTGCGCTAGTCAAAGCTCAAAAGGCCAACACAGCAGAACTGAAGAAGCAAGCCTTAACTAAGAAGCAATCAACCCTGTTCGACTTAGAGCAGATAGGTATCATTGCAGCTCTAAAGGGCAACATAAGCGCTGAAGAACGCCTGCGCCTAGAACTTCAACTAGCATTGCTTACTGGCAACACATCTGAGGCAGATAAACTCTCTCAGCAACTTGCTAACTCCATCGATGCAACAGGCAAGTTAGCGCAATCACTTAGAACTCTTCCAGATGCTAACAATCCTTTTAAGGCTTGGGATGCTTTCCTAGACAGTATCCTTACTAAGGCTAGACTAGCCGCAGGAGTTACTGCAGGCGCAGGTGGCATAGTCAGCGCAGGTGGAGTCTCAACCAACATCCCTAGCGGTGGAATAGGCGTTATGCCAAGCCCATCAACTGCAGTTGCTCCAACTAACAATTCTTACAACGTCTATGTTGCAGGATCAGTTATCTCTGAAGATGACTTACTTGCCAAGATAGAAGCTGGTCTCCAGAAGGGTTCTCTTTCAGGCTCACCAAGTCAAATTGGCAGACTTTACGGAATGTTCAGTTAATGACATTACCAGCACAGATAGCAGTCTCATTTGATTACTCATCAGGAGCGACATTTGGCGTTAATGGATTCGTAATCGGAGATGCCAACTATGGCATATTGGGAACTTCAACTCTTGGCAATTCAGATATTGTCACTCCAATAATTGACTTAACTCCCAACGTCTATCAAATAGCCATTCGACGTGGGCGCAACATCCAACGTGATACCTATGAAGCAGGCACTTGTACCGTTCGAGTTCTCGACCCTGATTCATACTTTAATCCTCAGAATGTATCTTCACCCTATTACGGCTATCTTGCTCCATTGCGTAAAGTTAGAGTTTCAGGCACAACAGCAGAGTTTGAGTATTTCTTATTTTCAGGTTATGTCACAGACTATAAATATACCTATCCTCAAGGTGAGGAAACAGGCTATGTAGATATCATCTGTTCAGATGCTTTCAGACTGTTCCAGATGGCCAACATTAGCTCAGTCACAAATGCAACTGCTGGACAGGATACTGGCACTCGCATAGACAAGATTCTCGACCAAGTGGGATTCCCTACAGATATGCGTTCAGTTTCAACTGGACTTAATACTTGCGTAGTTGATCCAGGCACAGCTCGTACATCCCTAGCGGCTATCCAAAACGCAGAGTTCAGCGAGACTGGCGCGTTCTATTGCTCGCCAAACGGGAGAGCCATATTTAAGAATAGAACTGAAGTCATGTCCTCACTAGCAGCTGATAGTGTTCAATTTGACCAATCTGGGACAGGGATACCGTACAAGCAGATTCAGTTCGCTTTCGATGACAAGCTCATTATCAATGAGGCAACCTTTACCCGCGTAGGCGGTATTGCTCAGACATCCTTTAATCAGGCTTCCATTGATAAATACTTTCCTCACAGTATCGCTCAGGACAATCTAGTTGCTGAGACAGATGACATAGTGCTTAATATCGCTCAAGAATATGTCGGAAGCCGCCAAGCAACCACAATCCGCATCGATGCCATAACAGTCGACTGTCTTGATCCAGCAGTTCCAGTTAATACAATTATGGCTTTAGATTACTTCTCCAACTTGCGCATTATTAACAATCAGCCAGGTGGTAGCGTTATAGATAAAACTTTACAGTTTCAAGGCATTTCTTGGGATATCAACCCTCAAAAGATGACAGCAGTAATCACCACACTTGAGCCAATCGCCGAGGCTTTCATTGTTGGAAGTGCAACATACGGTATAATTGGCGAATCCATGCTCGGATACTAGGAGAATATAAATGGCAACAAACCTTCCAGCCTCAACAGGTGACATTCTAGAGGCTACTACGGTCAATGGCTTGGTGGCGTTTCAATCGACCATTACAGACAAGACGGCTGATTACACAATAGTCCTTGCAGATCAATACCAAGTTATTATTGCAATGAACAAGGCAACTGCTATTGCTCTGAAGATTCCCACAGATGCAACAGCGGCATTAGCCGTAGGCTCTGTTATTACAGTCCTCAATAAGGGCGTTGGAACTTGCACAATCTCAGCAGTCACTCCTGGTACTACAACAGTTCTTTCAGCTGGTGCAACAGCAGCTTCACCTACTCTTACACAATACAGGTCTTGCGCTTTAATCAAGACAGCGGCTAACGCATGGTACGTTGTAGGGGCAATCGGCTAATGCTGGCGAGTATTGTTCCAGGCATAATCTCACCACCTGTACCAAGTATTACAGTTGATTACCTAGTCATTGCTGGCGGCGGTGGCGGTGGAGCATGGGTCGGCTCAGGTGGTGGTGCTGGTGGTTTCCGTTCTACAGTAACTGCAACTGGTGGCGGTGGAACTTTGGAAACTGCTTTAGTTTTAGCTCGCGGTCAAAATTACACAGTTACCGTAGGTGGTGGTGGCGCTGGCATTACTAGCAGTCAAGGCCGTGGATCAAACGGTGTTGATTCAACATTCTCATCAATCACATCGACTGGCGGTGGTGCAGGTACTGTATATGCCGTTTTAGGAACACCTCCTACAAGTGGTGGTTCAGGCGGTGGAGGTAGCGGAGTAGGTGCAGGTGGATATGCAGGCGCATCAGGAACTGCTAATCAAGGTTTTTCTGGTGGTACTGGAGTTGGCGCACCTAACTATCAATCCGCTGGTGGCGGTGGAGCAGGTGCAGTTGGTGAAAATGCTGATGGAACGTCTGCTATTGGTGGCGCTGGTGTAGCTTCTTCAATTACTGGAACTTCAGTTACTCGCGGTGGCGGTGGTGGCGGTTCTTACAATGGCGGCGCTCAAGGTGCAGGTGGTTCAGGCGGTGGTGGTGCAGCAGCAGCAACTACAGCAACTGCAGGAACTCCTAATACTGGTGGCGGTGGTGGCGGTGCTTACAATCAGCCTTCAACATCT